TATTCAAATGGTCGTCAAGATTACGCTTGTGGTTTCAATCCACTTGGTTCAATTACCTTGAGTGAAAAAACTCTAGAGCCTAAAAAAATCAAAAACGAAAACGAAATCTGTAAAGAGGATTTAAGACAAATCTGGTCATCTGCATCAATGGGATTTTCTGCTCATAATGACAACCCACCTAAAGACGTGGAAACCGCATTATTGGCTAATATCTTAGGCGACACAGCAGAGCAAACAGAAATTGATATTTGGCAAGGTGTTTCTGCTACTTCAGGTCGTTTCGGTGGGTTCATTCCTTTATTTACAGCAGATAGCACAGTTATTAAAGCAGGCAGCGGTATTACATCAGCAAACGCAGCAGTTACTAAATCAAACGTAATTGCAGAGATTGAAAAAGTATTGAACGCAACACCCGTAGCAATCAGAAATAAAGCTGATTTAGTATTTGGAGTTTCCGCAAACATCGCACTTGCATACACACAAGCGTTAGTTTCCGCTGGTATTTCCAACGGTTTAGGTGGTTCTGATATGGTGTTACAGTACGGAGTTTACAAAATGACCGTAATCGACGGATTACCTGACAATACTTTTGCGGTTTACCAAAAGAAAAATTTGTTTTTCGGAACCGGTTTGTTAGCAGACCATAACGAAATCAGAATTAAAGACATGGATGAATCTGATTTGAGCGGTCAAGTTAGATACAAAATGGTTTATACCGCAGGAGTTCAATACGCATACGGTGCTGAAATCGTTTGGTACTTAACAACAACCTAACATATGAGTTGTGATATTTCATTAGGTAGATTAGAGCCGTGTAAAAACACGGTAGGCGGGTTAAAGGCTGTATATTTCTGTAATTTCGGTGACATGACGGGTGTAACTTATGATGTCACCGATACAGACGAAATCGCAACCGTAACGGGAACGCCAACGGCTTACAAATATGATTTGAAAGGAACTAATAATTTCACTCAAAACATAGTTACAAGCCGAGAAAATGGAACTACTTACTTTGAGCAAGTTTTAGAACTTACTCTAAAGGGATTAAATGTTAAAACCAACAAAGAGTTGAAAATGTTGGCATACGGCAGACCGCAAGTTGTGGTTGAGGATAACAACGGTAATTTCTTTTTAGCCGGATTAGAGAACGGAATGGAAGTAACTGGCGGAACGGTTGTAACTGGTGCTGCAATGGGTGATTTATCAGGATATACTTTAACCTTAACGGGGCAGGAAAAAGTAGCTGCCAACTTCATTGGAGTTAGTTTATCAACAGCTGGCTTCACAGTTACTGCGGGAACTTAGTTTTTTCATAGTTTTATAATTATTATTTGTAAACCCCTATCATTAAATTGGTAGGGGTTTTTGTTTTCGTATTAATAAAATAATTATATTTGCATAAATTAAAATAATAAAACAATGAATCAATTAAACCAAATTACACACAAAATAAAACACAATATTGGTGATGTTGTATTTTTAAAAACAGACAGCGAGCAATTCGATAGAATTATTACTGGAATTATGTTACACCCACAAAATGCAGTTACTTATAGATTATCTTGTGGCACAATTGAAACGTGGCATTATGATATTGAGATAAGTGATGAAATCGATGTTTTAAAGACTTTAAATAAAAACGAAATAAGCTAATAAAGTGTAACAAAATTAAAAAAATATCGTTTAACAAAAAAAGTATAATGGTTACATTATTAGAATCAGAATCTGAACAGGATTTAAAATTAATATTAAACGGAGGAATAGGTGACGAACTTATTATAATTGACGAGGGCGGAAATTCAGAAACCTTTGATATTATTACTTACCGTGAAAAATACTATCAAATTATAACAATGGTTTATCCAATTAAAGAGGAAAAAACCTACACAATTATAGTTAAATTTGAGGGTGTGCAAGTTTATAAAGGTAAATTATTTTGCACCAATCAAACAGACTATTCAATAAACAAAGACACTTACAATGAAAAGACAAGCGACAATACCTACATCATTATCGACTAATTTTCCATTTGTCATTAATTTATCTGCATACGAAGCACCAAAGATAAAAGAGCAGTCAAATTTGGATTACATCGAGTATGGGGAAAAAAACGATTACTTTCAATACTTGATAGATTGTTATTTGCACTCAACTACAAATCAGGCAATCATAACGGGGGTTGCTAATATGATTTATGGTAAGGGTTTGGATGCTACGGACAGCGCAAACAAACCAATGGAATACGCAAGGCTAAAGTCTTTAATTTCAGATGGAGAGTTAAAGAAAGTTGCAACCGATAGAAAGATATTAGGAATGGGTGCAATGCAATTAATATACGACAAAAAGAAACTCGTTAAGATTGCGCATTTTCCAATGAATACCTTAAGAGCAGGAAAAGCAAACGACAAAGGCGAAATCGAAAAATGGGCGTACCATCCAGATTGGGCAAAAAAAAGAAACAAAGACGAGATAAAATGGTTTCCATCTTTCGGGTACGGAAACGGAAATGAAATTGAATTATTTGTTATAAAGCCGTATGTAGCGGGTTCGTTTTATTATTCGCCAATTGATTACAATGGTGCGTTACCTTACGCGAACTTAGAGCGTGAAATTTCCACGTATTTAACAAACGATGTTATGAACGGGTTTAGTGGTACAAAGGTTGTGAACTTCAATAACAACGTGCCGCCTGAAGAAAAAAGAAAAGAAATATCAAACGACGTTAAGAAAAAATTAACGGGTTCTGCTGGTGCGAAAGTAATCGTATCATTCAATCAAGACGTTGCAAATAAAACAACGGTTGAGGATATACCATTGAACGATGCGCCTGAACATTACAGATATTTAGCAGAACAATGTTTTGAAAAAATGATTGTCGGTCATAGAATTACAAGCCCAATGCTTTTAGGTATTAGAGATACGGGTAGCGGTTTAGGAAACAATGCGGACGAGATTAAGGTCGCTACTTTATTACTTGACAATATTACTGTAAGACCGTACCAAAATGAGATAATAGACGCATTGAATGAAATACTATCTAAAGAGGATATATCTTTAAATTTGTATTTCAAAACTATACAACCGATTGAGTTTACAGACACAACCGGAATGACAACCGAAACAAAAGAAGCTGAAACGGGTGTAAAAATGAGCAAGGAAATAAAAGCCGAACCATTTATACAAAAAGGTCATTTAAAAGATGCTGATTGGATATTGATAGATGAAAGCGACGTTGATTACTCAATAGAAAATGAATTAGATAATGAGGTCACAAAATTAAACAACAAAAAAAGCCTTTTACAAAGGTTAGGAATTACCGCAAGACCAAACTCAAAGAGTGAACAAGACCAAACTATCGACGGTGTTAAATTTATAACTAGATATGTTTACAGCGGTGCGCCAAATGGTGAAAGGGAATTTTGCAACGATATGTTAAAAGCAAATAAACTATACCGAAAAGAAGACATCGAAATGGTCGATTCAAATACCATAAACGACGGACACGGTCACGATGGGCAACCTTATAACATTTTTCTATACAAAGGCGGTGTTAATTGCAAACATAAATGGTTAAGGCAAACATATATGTCAGCTAAAAATATCGGAATTGATGTAAACAATCCAAACGCAACACAAATAGCAGTAGCAAAGGCAGAAAGTTTAGGGTACAGAATAAGAAACGCAAAGGAAGTTGCTATGATACCTTATGATATGCCTAGACACGGTCACCATCCTGAATACAACAAATAATTATGGCAACAGCATTATTAATATCAACAGAGGACGTTAAGAAATTCACAGTATTAAATGGGAATTTAGATAACGACGAATTTATCCAATACATAAAGATTACTCAAGACATCACTATACAGAATTACTTAGGAACTAATCTTTATATAAAGTTTCAGGATTTAATTACTAGCGGGGATATTTCGGAAGTGGGTAATGAAGCCTATTTATCACTTTTAACCGACTACATTAAACCAATGTTGATACATTGGACAATGGTGTACTATTTACCATTTGCAGCGTTTACAGTAGGAAATAAAGGCGTTTTTAAACATACAAGCGAATCGGCACAAAATGCAGAAAAAACTGAAGTAATGTTTTTAATAGAAAAAGAACGAGATATTGCGGAACATTACACAAAAAGATTTATTGATTACATTTGTAAAAACTCAACAACCTATCCAGAGTACAAAAATAATACAGATAACAACGTTTATCCAGATAAAAATACTAACTTTGGCGGGTGGGTACTCTAAAATAAAAAATATATGGGATTAAATTTTGAACACAAAAAAGGGGACACTTTCGAGGCTGTAAACTTTGCAATAAAAGTTGATGATGCTGCAATAGATTTAACAGACGCAAGGATTAGAATGCAATTAAAAAAAGAATGCGGAGGAAGGTCTTATCTATCTTTGACCACTATTTTAAATGCCGGTCTAACAATTACAGACGCATTGTTGGGTAAATTTAAAATAAATAAGCAAGTTATAGATATTGAATCTGGCAAATACATATATGATATTGAAATTAAGTTTGCAGACAATTCTGTTAAAACTTGGGTAAATGGAGAATTTATAATTAATTGTGAAGTAACAGAATGAGCGTAGATATAACCGTAAATACAACAGAAACAAACGTTAATATAAACACATCAACAATAGTTGAAACGGTTGACATTACAGCAACCGTTCAACAAGATGCTGTTGAAATAGAGGTGTTTCCAAATGTTACAGTTGTTAATGTAACCAAAAAAGAGGGACAAGACGGTCAGGATGGAACGGACGGAGTTGATGGAACGGACGGACAAGACGGTCAAGACGGAGAAGACGGAAAATCAGCATATCAATCATACCTAGACACCACAACAGACAACCCGCCATTAACAGAACAAGAATGGTCTGACAGTTTTAAATTTACTGAAACAGACCCAGTATTTCAAGCATGGATAAACAGTAATCCACTAAATGGATTAATAACGCTAAATGATATTCCTGACGCTACTCAAATTGTAAGAGGTTTTGTGAATATTGGAACGCAGACTTTCAAAGGAAACAAAACAATAGTTGGAGAGAGCCCAACTGTTGGAAATGCTTTTCAAATTTTAAATAGTTCAAACACAAGTTTAGTTTCTGTCGGTAACAATGGAAATGTCGGTATCGGCACCACCACGCCTGCTCACTACCTCGACGTATCAAAAACCCTCAACAGCCGCACTGCCTACGGCATTAACTCCACCATGACTGCCTCTACTTTGCAGTCAGACGTAGCCTCAACGGGCAAT